CGGATAAGCGTGTCTCGTACGGCTCCCCGTTATCAGGCGGCTCAGGTCTGGATACGAGTTCAGGTTACTTCTTTTGGAATACTCCAATTTCATCGCATTACTATGAAACGTTTTTGTATCAAACATCAGGCACATCCTTCTCTACTTATTTTGATGACGGCGGAGGATCTACAGTAACTGGTGACGGTTTTATTCTGCTCGCCAGAAGGTTCAGGTTTACCTGATGGCTACGACTTACTCGTCGCCAACACATAGTTACTCCACGCTCAACGCCCCATACAACGTGGGGTTTGCAACCTACAGCGTCACTGGTTCTAGTTCTGGCACCAGCAGTGAAGGTGTCGTAGACCTGTATCAAGGTATTCGTTCCGCCACCGCTAGTGGCGGATCGACAACAGGTGATACCGCTGTTGGTTTACGTACCGTGCTACGCAATGCAACTGGATCTGGCACTAGCAGTCATACCGTTGTTTCTGCTACGGCACAGTTACGTACCGCCACCAGTTCTGGTGACGGTACTTCCTCGTCATCAGAGTTGCGAACAACGTTTGCTTCCAGTGTTGTGTCCGCTCAGGGTTCTTCTAGTTCTAGCGGATTGCGTACTACGTTCCAAACGGCCAGCGGTGCTGGCGTTGGAACATATGGTGTTGTTGATTTGTATAAGGCTGTCAGGTCTGCTACAGCGACAGGTGGAGCGACCACAGGTGACAGCGCATCATATTTGAGGACAACGTTCGGTTCGGGTTCTTCTAGCGCACTAGGTTCGTCTAGCGTTGTGGATTTGACAACGTTCTTGCGTACCGCTAGTGCTGTAGGTTCTAGCAACTCTAGTGTTGTTGATGTCACTTTGTTTTATCGTTCTGCTAGTGCGTTGGGTGCTGACACCTATAGTTTCACTAGGTGGAGGAATGGTGGACAGAAGTTGAATCGTCGTGTTGTTATGCCACCTAGGTGGTCGAAGAGAAAGCCTTGGACTGTTCCACAGTAAATCATGGAATTAAACGAGTTGTTGTGGGAACGTGAATGGCGTTCCTGTAAAGGTGGCGACACGCCAGATGAACAGATTCAAGGGTTCTTTTATTTTTGTGAGAACTATTGGTTTATCCGTCACCCTGAACGGGGACGGATTCTGTTCGAGTTGCGTGAATCCCAGCAACAAACCATTGAATCGTGGCATACTGAACGCTATAACATTGTGTTGAAGGCACGTCAGATCGGGTTCTCTACGTTGGCGGCGGCATACTGTTTTTGGCTGGTGTTCTTTTGGCCTGACAGGTTTATCGTTATGCTGTCACGTACTGAACGTGAAGCGGCCAAGTTGCTACAGAAATCCAAGTATGGTTACCGTTGGATGCCGCAGTGGATGAAGGAGCGTGGCCCGCGTCAGATCACAGACCACCAGTTAAAGATGGTGTTTGATAACGAGTCCGCCATAGAGTCGCTACCTTCCAGTAATGATCCTGCTCGTGGTGAGTCGGTGTATCTGGTTGTGGTGGATGAGATGGCGTTCTTGCCTAACTCTGAGGAAGCGTGGGCTTCTATTGAACCTATTGCTGACGTGGGCGGACGCATCATCACTCTTAGTACCGCTAATGGTTCTGGTAACTTCTTTCACCAGATGTGGGTTGGTTCCCAGACGGGAACCAACTTGTTTAAGGGTTTGTTCTTCCCTTGGTCTGCTGGTGATCGTGACGAAGCGTGGTATGAAGTTAAGGCACGCAACACTCCGTTGTGGCAGTTGCACCAAGAGTACCCTAGGTCTCCTGAGGAAGCGTTCATCAAATCAGGTAACCCCGTATTTGATGTAGACATCCTAGAAAGTTTTATTACTGTTGATCCCACTGTTGGGGATCTGGTGTTTGATACTGAAAGTCCTACTTATTTGAAACCGCATCGGGACGGCTCTTTTAAGGTTTGGGTTGAACCAGAACATGAAGGCGTGTATGTGATTGGTGCTGACGTTGCCGAAGGTTTATCGTACGGTGACTATAGTTCTGCCCATGTGATTGATGCTACAACTGGGAATGTGGTTGCTCATTGGCATGGACACATTGCTCCAGATTTGTTTGGCATACTATTGGGATATATGGGCTGGTGGTACAATAACGCTCTTGTGGGTGTAGAGAATAACAACCATGGTCTTACAACGCTGAAGGCGTTGCAAGGTACTGGTTACCATAATATCTATAAACAGCGCAGGCTCGCACAGGTGCGCGCCAAGCAGACAGATATTTTGGGTTGGAGAACCACAGCGTCCACAAAGCCGTTGATGATTGACGAGTTGGCCGCTGTCATTAGGACAGAGAATATTGGTTTGTTTTGTTCTAATACTATTGGTGAGTTGCGAACGTTTGTTCGCAAGTCGAACGGTAAGATGGCGGGTTCTCCACATGATGACCGTGTGATTTCGTTGGCTATTGCTAATCAGATGTTAAAGTTTGTGTGGCTTCCTGAGTATGATGCGGGTGCTCCTGTTCCTACGAATAGTTTGGTTTGGTGGGAACAGTTTCTTTTACGGGAGGAATCTCCCGCAAAAACTCCTCTAGGTGCGTACAATACTAGAAATTCAAATCATTTAGGTTAGAACGGGGCGCACTTTAGTATGGGTAGTCTCAAATGTGAACAATGCGGCAAGGTTTTTACGTTCGATGTGGTTCCACGTCGGGGTGCTATTTGTTTTGGTTGCCATGTTAAAGGCATCAGGTTCGGTTTCACTCATGGTCAGGAAACGTTTCATGGTGCCACGTTCAAGGAACGTGAGCGTGAAATCATTGGCGATGCTATTGCTCAGGGTCGCGACATAGAATATGTGGGGAACAAGTGATCTGATATGTCTAATGTTGTTGCGGTTATCCTAGCGATCCTAGCACCTAGCGGTGTTATTGTTACGTTGCTAGAAAAAACTAGGAAAGAAAATAATCGTGACCACAACAGTAACAGGGAGTTGTTGGAACAGATAGATGTCAAGGTTGATGGCATTGACAGTAGGCTAGATCATCACATTGAGTGGCATCTAGATAAGGAGACAAAATGAATTATCGTGAAGCGTTTGACAAGGCGGTAGCAACGTTTGTGGCTGGTGCTACTGCGGCACCGATTACTGCGGCTGTAACGGATATCTCGTTTTTTAAGGCGGCTGGTATTGCTGGTTTAGTTGCTGTGTGGAACTGGCTGGGTCGTGTTGCTCAGGTGTGGGTGAAGTCCTGATATGGCTCGTCCATCTAATAATGAGTTGCTTGCAAAGTATCGTAAGAAGATGACAACCTCCCGTCGTTGGCGACGGGAGGAACATTACGATGACACTTGGAAACGTTTGGTTGACTTGTATCGTGGACGACACTACGAATATTTCACCGACGAAGATCGTGTGCTTGTGAACCTTGCGTTCTCAACAATTAACGTTATTGCACCTTCGATTGCTGTGAACTATCCTAAGATTGCTGTTAATGCTGTCAATCCTGAGAATGCGGCTAACGCCGTGATTGCTGAAGCAGTAACAAACTATTGGTGGCGGCACCGTGACTTCAAAGATCAGTTCCGTCGGGCAGTTAAAGACTTCTTGATTGTCGGTCACGGATGGCTGAAGGTTGGCTACCGTTACGTTGAAGAAGAACGTGTTGGAGAACACGAAGATATTTCTGACCCGAACGTTGAAGATAATGTAACATCCACAACTCTAATTGTGTTGCAGGACGAGCCGTTTGTCGAACGTGTTTCACCGTTCGACGTGTTTATTGATCCAGATGCTACGTCGATGCACGACGCTAAGTGGATTGCTCACCGTGTACGTCGCACAGTGAATGATGTTAAAACAGACAAGCGTTATGCGGCTAGCGTACGCAAGGACGTGGGTGCAGTTAGTTACGCTAAGTATACTGATGATCCGTCGTCACGCAAAATCTATGACAAGGATGAAGGCTACGCCGATGTTTACGAGTTTTATGATTTGAAGAACAACACGGTTAGCGTGTTCTGTGATTCAGGTGATGGCTTCCTGATTAAACCGAAGAAGCAACCGTATTCGTTTGGTCATCCGTTTGTGATGCTACGCAACTATGATGTGCCAGACCAGTTTTATCCTATTGGCGAGTTGGAGGCTATCGAGCCGCTACAGCGAGAGTTGAACGAAACTCGTACCCAGATGATGAATCACCGTAAACGGTACGCACGTAAGTATCTGTACCGTGAAACTAACTTTGATTCTAATGGTCGGTCTGCGTTGGAATCTGATGATGACAACGTGATGGTTCCTGTGCAGGGCGATAACCCTCTCGGTGATGTGGTTGCTCCATTCCCTGCTTTGATTAACCCTCCAGAGTTTTACAATCAATCTGAACTTATTCGTACAGATATTGAACTTGTGTCAGGTGTCACAGAGTTTATGCGTGGCGGCGTATCAGAGATTCGCCGCACCGCAACAGAAGCCGCACTTATTCAAGATGCGCAGAACGCACGTACAGCAGACAAACTTGCTGTCATTGAGAAGTCTGTTGCCGAAGTTGGACGCAGAGTTCTTATGCTTGCACGCCAATACATGAGCGGTGAACAGGTGGCACGTGTTCTGGCTAAAGACGGTGAACCAATGTGGGTAACGTTTGATCGTGAATATCTAAACGGTGACTTCGACTTTGAGGTGGCGGCTGGATCAACTCAGCCGTCCAACGAAGCGTTCCGTCGCCAATCTGCTTTGCAAATGGTTGATGCTATGGCACCGTTTGTTTCCGCTGGAGTTGTGGACGTTCAGAAACTAGGTGCATACGTTCTTCAGTATGGTTTCAATGTGAAGAATCCTGAAATGTTTATGACTGAGCCTCCACAAGCAGAGATGCAACCACAAGGCCAGCAACCTCCGATGCCGCCGATCCCTATGGATCAGGCGGCTCCCATGATGGCTCAACCTCAGATGGCTCCCGCAGGGGATATCCCTCCTGAGTTGCAGGCTATGTTAGCGGCGGGTATCCCGCCGTCGCCAACAATGTAATTAGAACGGGATAAACATATATATAAGAGCAACCTTTTGGACTCTAGATTGGAGACATTCGTGTCTGAAGAAAATATTAATGTTGATGTGGAAAGTCCATCAGTGGACACCGAAGCACCAGCAGTGGCGGAAGATACTACATCTTACGAATATGTAGACCCTAGTGCTTTCGACGGAAAGTATGTGAAGGTTAAGGTAGATGGGACAGATATTGATGTTCCGTTTAACGAAGCCATTCAAGGGTATCAGCGTCAGGCTGATTATACACGTAAGACGCAGGAACTTGCGACACAAAGAGAGCAGTTGGGCTACGCCCAAACTTTACAACAAGCGTTAGAAACAGATCCGCAGGGAACCATTGACCTGTTGACACGCCATTATGGTGTGGCTACAGCAAATCAGATGGTTGCCGAT